AGCATCGCATACCACCTTGCCGATATTATCCCAGTCTGGTTTCTTGACGGGGCGGATTCCACCAGATAACATTAACTCCCGTTTGCCTTTCGTCGTACTCTTGGGAATAGAAAAGAACGCTTTGATATGGGCCTCTATTTGCCCCTCTAAGCGTTCTTTGTTCTCGGATAGTATGAAACATTGCTTAACCCAATTTTCGTACAGGGCGGTTGATTCTGGCGTGTATGAATGACCATTGGACGTTCTGTGTCTGCCTTTTGCTTTGGGTTCGCCGGGTATTATGAATTTCAAATTATCACTCCTTTCAACACTCTCGCTATACCGCTTAAAACGAAGTCGCTACAGGGTTTTGCGATTCCATTGCCAATTGCCTTATATCTTGCTGTGTCGCTTGCGCCCTCGATGTTTGTCCAGTTGTCCGGTAGCCCTTGAAGTCTTTCGCATTCTAAGGGGGTAAGGCGACGTACTGCGTAACGAGTAGCCACTGCATGTCTATCTGTAGTGTTGAGCGTAAAGCTAACATCTTCATTAATTCCGTTGCCTTGCGGACCATTTTTGTCTGCTCTGCCAATCATTGAGCCCTGAATACAAACCGCATGATTGCCTAAACTATCCAGCGTGTAACTTACATCATCCTGAGATATACCTAAACCGTTTTGAGACTTGCCGCGGGTAGCGTTTTGGATGACATAGGTCTGCTGTTTCACGCCCGGTTCCGCTGCTAATGCCCCTGCTTTGTCGTTTAAATCTCGTAATTCTTCACGTTGATTCTGGGTGAAGGCTTTAACTATAAAGGGTTGGTTATTGCCTCCCATTCCGAATGTTGCACTCACTGTAGGGGCAACTTCTAGCGGGCCAACATATCTTGTGTCCTGAGAATGGTTTTCAAACAAGAACTGCTTATCTGGTTCAACCACCAAGTTATAACACTCATCACCTGCCGGTCCTCCTGTGCCCTTTGCCCATTTAGAAGATACAGCGCCGGCAATTCCTTCTGGGGAAGAATTAATACGACTTGCTACACACGGCAGACTACCATGTGACTCGCTGCGTACTGATGGGCTAACTTCGATTCCTTCCGATTGTCCTGTTTGGTTGTCGAAGCCGATGGCCTGCGGTATTGCTATGTTCGGCACATGAGCGTTTGCACATAACGGATGGCATGGATCATCAGGTTTCGGATTATTGCCGTTTTGTGGACTTGTTATCTGGGTGGTGTCAAAAGGGATTATGCCTTTAGCAACATGTCCACGAGTTCCACCGCCTCCCTGATGACTATATAAAGTGGGCCATTTTCCATCCTCTTTAAATATTCTTCTGCTCTGAACATCCCAAGGAGTTAAACAATTTGGTTCCTCAATGCCATCTCCAACATCTCCGGCAACTTCTTCCCTCGCTTCTCCGCTCTCCGCAAAATTCCCTCGCAAGCCTTGCTCGACAAAAAGTATTTCTCCGGCACATTGCCCTCCAAAATCTGCGACAAGGAAGATTCTACGGCGACGCTGGGGGACACCCCAATGCTGGGCATCGAGAGTTCGCCAAGCAACGTCAACTCGCTCAGTTCTAACCATTCCAGCGGTTGCCCATTTACCACTACCAGGCATTGGAATTTCGGCCTCTGTGATTTCTTCGAGAACTGCCCTAAAATCTTGACCGCTGTTGCTGCTGCATGCTCCTGGGACGTTTTCCCAAACGATGAATCTTGGATAAGTTCCATTTGTTGCATCCCTCATTTCGCTGATAATTCTTATTGCATGAAAAAACAATGCCGACTCATTTGTTTCAATTAACTCTTTCCCGCAAATTGGGCAAGAGTCTTTGTAAGTATATTGGTATTTATCTGTTGCCCTGATTTTGTTATTATAAATTTTATGCGGTACTTCTTTGGTTCCTTGGCACTCGAAAGTAATATCAAAACCGTCGTGTCTGCCGGCTACCGACAATCTAGTGCAAGGACTACCGAAAGTGATAGCATCTACCGGCTCGATCTCTGAACCGTTTACTTTGGTTATGTCGCCTAATTGCTTCATGTCTGGAAAGTGATGCTGCGTGACCCTAATAGGAAACGGCTCGATCTCGCTTGCCCAAATTGGTATGAATCCGTATTTAAGTCCAGACAAAGGAAAAGTCCCTATTCCATCGAATAAGGACCCAAGTTTGATATTCAGTTGCTTCACCCCTCCACCACCTCCACCAACCTGTCCCACTCTCCGCTAAGGGTTAATTTGTCCATCTTCTTTTGCAGTCTCTGGACAACTGCGCTGTTTGTTCCGGGGTAGTCAAAACCGCACTTGGACAAATATTCGATTCGTTTTCTCCATATCGGATATTTGAGATAGGCTTTGACCAGGCAAATATTTTCTAGTCTCTCGGCTTTTTGTTTGTCCTCGGCATCTTGGTAGATTGACTCTGGGGTTGGCAAGGGTTGCAATTGATGCTGACGTTCTGCCTCTTGCTCGGCAACATAGCGGGCGTTTAGTTTGTTTTCTACTATGTCCAGGGCATCGAATATGTTAGTAGCTCCGTTGGGGTAGGTGATTTTACCGGTTTGGTCGCATTGTAGCAGGATTTCATCGGTCATGCGTCTACCTCCAATGCCTTTAGGGCGGCACGACAAATTGCTAGTAGTGCGGTGTCGGCGTTGACAAAAAACTCTCCATCGTCCTCCGTTTGGAACATTGCTTGCCAATCACTTCCTAGCCAATCAAGGGTAAAATTCCAGTCCTTCATCCACTCAACCACTTGCCACGCTGCCGCTATGTCGGTGGAATAATGGGGAAGAAAATTAGGGTTGCCATTTTCATCCCATGCCCCTATCCAACTATGACATTGAGTATCATATTCTTTTGCACCTTTTGGTGCCCCTAAACATCCCATGACATCCCTATCCCATCCCATAACCCTCTCGGCCACAAGCGCGTCCATTTCTCTCCCTGCTTGCATTTCATCTATGTTCAATTTATTGCCTCCTTTCAATCTGATATTTCCAGAACACGAAAAAACACGGCCAGGTTTTGATTAAGATTCCTTGACCGTGTTTCTTATAAATTTTCTCCAATGCTTTCCAGGGGCCCGTCGCTATTACAAATTTATTCTTCATGGCGAATCCTCCCTAATTCCTCCCATTCACCTTTTTCCTTCAAGTATTTTTCAAAACCAAAACTGTAAGCCAAATAATCGCCCGCTTCATCCTCTATTTCCAGTAGCATTCCGGTCTCGGTGTCGTAATGGGTTTTGACGATTGGCAGTTCTGACCAATACCTGTTTTTGCTGACTTGTATTCTGCCGCTTATACCTTGTTTGAGTTTTTCCTCGTCGTATTCTCGAATTACCGTGACAATATTGTCTGCTTTATTAGGTATGTCACTTGTCCCCGATATTTGCTCAAAGTCCATATCGGAACCTTTGGTATACGTTTTATTGGGGTGCAATACCACGATGATATGCACGTTATAAGCCTTGGCAAAATCGCAACAGTTCTGGATAAAGTCGGCTTGTGCTTCTAGCTTTTCAGAGGCTCTTTCGATACTAAGAATGGACATTAGGTTGTCGATTATGATTAGTTCGTGACGGTTGGTTTTTACTTCCAGGGTCATCATTTGAAATAACTCGGCGGTAGTTTTTAGTTTAGAGTCGCCCTTACAAAATAGTTTTAGCTTTTTGTAATGCCACTGTTGTAGTGCTTTTAATACCTCGGGCTTAGGTTCTTTTTTAAACCGCTTGTTTACTTTTGCAACATTAAAATAATCGTCTTTGCGGCCTATAACTACCGTGTAGAAGTTATTTATCAATTCCTCTTGCTTTCCTTCCCCGGATATTAAAAACACTCTGTAGCCCTTGTTTATGGCGTTTGCTTGTACCTGTGTGCAGAAGGTGGTTTTACCTCCGTTTGATCTGCCCGTAATTAGGGTTACACATCCGCTCACCAGGTCATTTAGTGCATAGTCAATTGTTTTGATGCCGGTTGGAATATAGAAGTCGCCGCCATTGCTTACACCTCTGTAGGGGTCTGTCTCCAAGTCCCTGATGCCCTCGATTTTTAACTTCGCGCTATTGATTAACTTTTCAATCTTTTCTTTACCATGCTTGACATATTCCTCGTTGACATCGTTTAGGTCGTAAATCTTTTTGTCTATTAGTTTTACCTTACTGCCGAATTTTTCAGAGAATAACGCGTCCATATTGTCACCGGAAGGGTCGTTGTCGGAAACTATTATTAGGGAGTCGAACTTCTTGAATAAATCTTCTGCTTGGTCTAGCAGGGATGATAGGGAATTGGCCCCAGCTCCAACTGATACTACATTTTTAAAACCGCATTGCCAGATAACCATGCAGTCAAATTCACCCTCGCAAACCACCAGTTCACCGCCTAGTTCGATGTTTTTAGCATTAAACAGGTATGGCTTGCTTCCGGTTACTGATAGCATTTTCTCCCCATCTGTTTCCTTGTTGTATTTCCTGGGGAGCCGGGTTTTTACACCTACCAATGTTTCGAGCTTGAAGTAGGGAAATGCTATGCGATCTTTATATGTCTGCACTTTAAAGGCCTGTATGGTTTCCTCGGTTATTCCTCTTTTTTTAATGTAATCAATGCACTCTTGGTTAATCGGGCTTAGGTTTTTTATTTGACTGGTAAATGTTTCTCGGTTGCGCTGCATAGAAAGTTTTGTGTAATCGTCGGTTATTCCAAACTCCCGCATAATTTCTTTGTGGCCGTAATTTAAGTGATCTTTATAGTAAGCGTATATGTCGATTTTCATGCCACACCCGAAGCATAGAAATTGCAGGGCGTTTGGGTCCCAGCTCATACTTGGGTTATTGTCACCGTTCCTATGCGCGTACCTGTTTAGGCATCTGTACTTACCCCGTACTCGTTCGAGGTTTAGGCCGGTTGCTATTATGTTCTCTGCGCCCTGGCCTACCTTTTGCTTAAACTTTTGTATTTCGTCACTCACATTTCCTTTATCACCTCAATACCAGCTAATCTTCGTTTACATATTTAATTTTGTAGTTGCTGCGGTCAATTGGGGGTTCCTCGGGTTTAGCCTTGAGTAAATGATTTTGATAGCTCAACCACTTTTGTCCATCGCTAAAAAAATCTGTCACTCCTTTTTTATCTTCCAGGAATTTTTCAAGAGTCCATTTGTAGGTACAAAATTCATAAGTGGAGTCAAAATACATAGTGGCATAATGGTTGATTGCAGTTTTAATGTTCTCGATAGAGAATCGCTTTACTGCCAATTCGAGTGCTATTCTCAGATTGTTAGTTATATTGGGGTGCTTAACTATTCCTTTTTGGTTCCAGTAGATGAATACTTCTTGTTCAGAACCTGGTGGGTTATTAATAATGTTTCTGTTTATGTTTAGTTTAGTTAATGTGGTAGAAATGTCGGCTACTTTGTCGGTAGGTTTGTCGGTCTGTTTGTCGGCTACTTTGTCGGTAGGTTTGTCGGTCTGTTTGTCGGCTACTTTGTCGGCATACAGTTCCTGCAATTCTTCCACAAGGCTATTGACGGTGTATTGGGCGGCTTGGTTTCCGTTTCTTGATTCCCATTTAATA